AGAATATAATTTTGGTCAAGATAATGTAGATCCGAGTGGTGCTTTTACGGGGATAACTACAGAAAAAGTAACTGTAAATGTTGTTAACATTACCAAAATTTTTAACTTACAAATATCTGTACAAAATGGCAGAAATGTTTATTTATCTTGGGATTTTTCTAATGATAACACAACGGTATTAATTACTTATGAAATATGGAGGAAACAAGGAAATAAAGATTATACTTTATTGGCAACAACTACAAATAAAACTTATCTTGACACCACACCTACACCTTTTATAGTAGCTTCTTACAAAGTACGTTGTTTACTTACATGGGAAACAGAATCATTGGGTACAGATTATGTAGAGAGAGAAATATTAGTTTGTGAAAATAATAATTTTCCATTTGGAAGGTATAATAACACAACAGAAAACACAAAACTATATAAACCTCTTAATAATTCTAATTATTGTAGAAATAAAAATACAAAAAAAACAGGTAATTTATTTCCGAACTCAACAAATTCAACAAACAAACAAATTTATACTATATTGTCTAATAATTCTAAAAGACCTTTCCGATAAAATTATATTATTAAATAATTAAATATAATTTTATATTTTAATCGAGTATCTCTAAATCTTTAATATCCCAATATTCACTTTTACCATTTGGCAATGGTCTTCGTATAATAAATGGTATTTTTTTAGCATCTAATTCCATTTTTGCTATAGTAATACCGTCAATTATTCCAGGAGGTACTTCTATAAAAACGTCAGCACCTGAATTAATTTGAGACGACCTTAATCCTAAAATTTTTGCTTTTTCATATCTCGTCATAATGGGTATTGTTGTATGATTTTCATCTTTAATAACATTATCTATTCTTTGTATTTTTATTTTGGAATCTAGCTCTAAATGATTAATTTGTTTTATTTCAGGATGATATTTACACAAAATATCATTTTCAATATAATCGTAAATATTATTTATATCAGTATCATCGTCTTCATCTGATGATAATTCAACATCAATTGCTGCTTGTTCATTATTTTCTTGTAATTCTTTAAAAAATGTATTTTCTTCGGATATATTTAATTTTGATTCCCCCATATATACTTTAATAAGCTATTAATTTATTATTTAATTATTTTTTTTTTCAATTTAATTATTTTTCATTTTAATTATTCAACCATGTATAATCGCAATTTGTACATAAATAAATATATTTCATATTATCATTGTCATATCTAATATATATAATTTCATTTTCGCCACCCTTTTCTTCGCCACCCTTTTCTTCGGCGCCCCTTTCTTTTGATATATTTTTACACTCGGGGTTTGGACATTTCATATTTGTTAGCCTTGGTAGAGTAGGGTCCAATTTTGTATAACTATTTATTATATTTTTATAACTTTGTGTTGTTTTTTTTATATGTGTTTTTGAAACACATAATTCATTTGATTCACTATCAACGGGATTATCACTTTTATTTCCACATTTTCTACAATAGTAAAGTAATTGACTATCAACTTCATCACTTATTTTAAGATAAAACATATTACCACATTTTTCACAGAAATGCATATTATAATTAATATATATTATTATATTTTTATTATTTTTCAATTTAAAAAATAATATCATAAACACATGTTATATTCTAGAAATAAATCATACAATTTATTATAATCTATGTAACATGTCATACTACTATATATCCCTATGGAAATTTTTTCTATTTTTTCAGATTCTTTTAATTGTATCAAATGTTCTAAAATTTTATCTTTATTTTTAAGATAATTTTCTTTAATAACATCACTAAATTTTTGACTAATAGGTTTATAAATTTTTTCTTTAATAACAGATAGTACTGCTGTATTATAATTTGAAAATTTAATCATTCTATTATAATCTTTAAAATATTTGTAATCTTCTTTAATACCAGGTTCATTTAAAAGGGGTTTATTATGAAACAATGTAACTAAATTTAATAAAATCGTGCGAATTGTTTGACAAGATGTCCATTGTTCGCCACGCCATGTATTCAATAAAGACAAACAAACCTTACCGTTTCTATATAAATTTGGATGAAATCTAATATCGTGTTCGTTTGTTAGATAAATTACTTTTGGTGGCTCAAATGGATATTTTTTAGAAAAATTAAATTCAAATAGATAGTAACCATAATTGTATAATGTCTCCCCAGGACCAATAATTAAAGCGTGACCTTGTAACATATTTTCCTCATTATGTTGATAATATATACCATTGTCGCTTAGAGGAGATTTGATTAGCTCAACAACATCTTTTAATAATCGCCTTTGATTATTTTTATTCATCTAATTATAAAACAATAAGAAATTTTTAAGCACATTAAATAATATGTTTAAAAAAATTGAAATAAAATATTTTGTAAAAAAGTTTAAAATTAAAATATTATAACCGATATATATGTCATGCTCGACTTTAAAAGAGTATTTGATAAATTCTGTATCAAAAAAAGAGAATAAACCAACCCATGCACGTATTGGAAATCAAACATTAAATATTAGAGGAGGGTCATATTTTATTGATTACACAAATGATAAAGAATTCAAACTTTTCAAAAAATTATATTGTAAGCATGTTTTTGATAAAAAGGGTGGTGAATATCTAACTGAGTTACAAGATAGAGAAAATGGCGGACCTATTTTAATCGACTTAGATTTTAAGTTTGAAAAAAGCCAAACAGAGAGAATTATTGATGAAACAATCATAACCGATATAGTAGATATGTATTGTGAGCAAATAACCAAGTTGTTTAATATGGAAAATATTGAAAATTTTGAAATTTATGTTTCAATTAAAGATAATATTTCAATTACAGAAAACTTTAGTAAAGATGGGTTACATATTCAAATAAATTTAATGTGTAAGCATAATAAGCAGCTATTTCTTAGAGATAATATTAAAAATAAGATATTTAATGAAATTTTTACAGAAAGTGGAATTGAATTTAAAAATAGTGTCGATGATATTTTTGATAAAAGCATTTCAAGTGGTCATACAGGATGGCTTTTACTAGGTAGTAAAAAACCGGGAGGCGAACCATATAAATTGTTATCAAAGTACATAGTAAATGTATCAGATGGTGATTACGAAATAGAAGAATTGGGTCTTTCGGATGAGAGTATAAAAAAAACATTTGAAAAGCTTTTAATTAGAAATCAAAAATATGATGAATTAGAAATATCAGATAAATTTAAAGATGAGTTTGATAATTATGCTAAAAAAAATAAGAGGGTAGTCAAAACTACAAATTCAATTATTTTACAATCATCATCAAATAAAATATTAGGACAGAGTTTGTTATATGATAATTTTAAGAAAATTTTTACAGAAGAAGCTTGTGATAATATGATAACACTTATTTTGGAGAATAATAATTCCAGTAAAACTGAAAAAATTAAGGAATTAAATGAATATATGATGAAATGTTTAGATGATAAATATTATGAACCATTCACAGAATGGGTAAGGGTATTGTGGGCTTGTAAAAATACAAATGATATGTTGTATCCATTCTTTTTAAAATGGTCATCACAGTCAAAAGAATTTGATTGGAATGATACAATCAATATAGGAAAAATATACAAAATGTGGGAAGATGGGAAAAATAAAGGTTTAACAGAAGGTTCAATTCGACATTGGGCAAGGACAAATAATTCTGAAAATTATGAAATTATTAGAAATAATAGCACTAATCATTATATTGAAAATACACTTACAGGTTCTGGTTCAGACCATGATATAGCAAAATTAATTAAACATTTATACTATGATAGATACCGATGCATAGGTATTAAAAGTAATTTATGGTATGCTTTTAATAATCATAGATGGGTTGAATCAGAATGTGGTACAGGATTAAGAGAAAAATATTCAAGTGTTGTATCAACAATGTTTATATTTAAACAAAATGAAATTATAGCTAAAATTCGTTCGGATGATAATATGTCTGCTGAATTGCAGGATAATTTAACCTCTCAAGCGGCTGTATATAATAAAATATCAATGAGGCTTAAGGATGCTCCAAAGAAAAATCAAATTTTAACAGAGTCGAAAGAATTACATTATGATAAAAATTTAATTACAAAATTGGATGAAAATCCTTATTTGATTTGCTTTCAAAATGGTGTGTATGATTTTGAACAAAAGTTGTTTAGAGATGGAATTCCTGAAGATTATGTTTCAAAATCTACAGGAATTGATTATGTGGATATTACAAAAAAAGAATACAAGCCTATCATAGCACTTATTAATGATTTCATGGCAAAATTATTTCCAAATGAAAATTTAAGGAAATATATATGGGAGTATTTAGCGTCCCTAATGTTGGGAACAAATCAAAATCAAACTTTTAATTTATTTACTGGGGTTGGAAGTAATGGCAAATCAATGCTTGTAAAATTAATTTCTCTAGCGATGGGTGATTATAAAGGAACTGTTCCAATTAGTTTGGTTACACAAAAAAGATTAGGATTGGGTGGAACTTCATCAGAAGTTGCTCAACTAAAAGGCATTCGTTTTGCGGTAATGAATGAACCTTCGAAAGGAGACAAAATTAACGAAGGTATTATGAAAGAATTGACTGGTGGAGACCCAATACAAGCGAGAGAATTATATAAATCAAGTTTTATATTTACACCCATGTTTAAGATGGCATGTTGTACAAATACGTTATTTGACATTGAAAGTAACGATGAAGGTACATGGAGAAGAATTCGTGTTGTAGAATTCGAGTCTAAATTTGTATATAATCCTAGTACCGACCCAAAAGATTATGAATTCGCAAAAGATAAAGATTTGGAACCCAAACTTATAGATTGGGCACCTGTATTTGCTGCTATGCTTATAGATATTGTCAATAAAACAAATGGTATCGTTAAAGATTGTGAAGAAGTTTTGGCACCCAGTAAGAAATACAGAGAAAGTCAAGATTATTTGGCTAAATTTGTATCAGATAAAGTTAAAGAGTCATCTGATCCAAAAAAGAAAATATCTAAAACAAATATTGTTAATGAATTTAAAGAATGGTGGAAGCGTGAATACAGTAGAAAGCCACCCAAGGCACAGGAGTTGGTCGATTATCTTAATATAAAATTAGGTTCTTATAAAGATAGGGGTTGGCGTGGTTATGAAATTATATATGATGATTATGATACAGATGATGAATAATTTACTTATCTAATATACCATCAATAATATTTTCACTTGATTTTTTAAAAGAATATTCACCTAATTTAAAAATTCCAAATATAATGGCAACTATAGTAATAAGTAAAGAAATGTATAAAATATCTAATTTAAAATGCCCAATGTTTTCTATTACAAAAACATATATCTTATGGATACCATAAAATGGTATTAAAAAAAGTAATCCGATAAATCCCCATATTTTTTTATTTTTGTGTTCTCTACGATATATCACCAGGGCAATAAACCCCAAAACAAAAAAAACATACAACATTTTTAAATAATATATTATATCTTTTTTTAATTCAGAATCTTTATTATAAAAATTCACCATTCTTCTATTAACTTTTTCTTTTGCTATTAATTTATACTTCATTTTATTATCTAATTCTTCTGTTTTATTTTGATAAAATGGTATAGCTTTATCTAAATGTTCGCTTGAAATTAAATGAGAAAATATATCTTTTTTAATATTTTCTATACGTTGAATAATACCGACTAAGTGTAGTTGTGTATTTGAAAAAGCATTTCCAACAATATCATTTGCGTCTACTTCGTAAATTTCACCAACACCCGGAATATTTTTATCTTTCACAATAGTTCTCATATCTTTTTTAACTTGTTCTGTATTTGATAAATATTCTGCATATGTCATATCTGCTATTTCTTGTCTTCTATCTACTTCTGCTTTAGATTCGGTTGGCATAATAATATATATATATAAAATATATATTATATTATAATGATGAATATTTCAAATTGCCACTTGATTGTGATGGAAATACAGTATTATAATTTGTAAATCCAGCAACTTCTTGAACACTTGTTCCCGATGCTTGAGATGTTGCTGCTTTTAATGCTTCTTGTTTTGCTATAGCATTTAAATCGGCATCACATTTTAAGCCTAATAATTCAGATAATTTAAATTCTGTTGGTTTTCTTCTATTTCCAATTGGGGTGGGGACATCTGGTTGTGAAAATTTACTATAATCTATATTGTTTCTTCTAAAATTCCAATATAATCGCTGTATTATTAACAATAAAATAATAGATGTTGTAGCTACAATTAAAATTTTACTAATCATTTCAGGTAAAATATTTTTTTTATTTAAGAAAAATAACACTAATATTATTAATGAACCATAAACAATTGTTTTTAAAATACCTTTATGCTCTGTGTTTTTCGCAAACTCGTATTCACCAATTTGCGCTAATCTAGTTTTATTATTTTTTTCTGCTTTTAATTGTTTTAATGTTTCTTCCGCTTTTTTTAATTCTTCTTGTAATTGATTTGACATTACCGTTTGATTTTGTAAATGATCCGTATTAGTGTTTAAATCATTTCTAGCATTTGTATAAACACCTTTTAAATCTTCTAGTAATCTTGTTCTTACATTTGTTAAACTATTAATATGCTCTTTTATTCTATTTTCTGTTGATGTCGCGTTGGCTGTTGATTTATCTACCGCATCTAATTGATTAAAAAGATGTGTTTCTATAACAGCTAGCTCTAATAAATCATTTTTAATTCTCTCATGTTTTTCTTTTAATTTATCAGCATAATTATTATTTTGATTTCCACCCATTATATAATATGAATATATATTATATAATATTTTAATTATTTCTTATTTGATTTAAGGCTGCTCCACCAAAGGCTATTGCTAAAATTAACCAAACATAACTTCTCATTTCATAGGCCTTAGATTTTAATTTACCATCCGAAACCATCATATCCAATGTATTTGTTTTTAATTTTGTATATTTTGCTATTTCATCTTTTATATATTGTAATCTTGAACTATTTTCACTAAAATTAGATATAATATCATTTCTAGAGTTCGCAATGTCAATATTATATTGTTTTAATCTATTTGTATAATCTAAAAGATCATCTGCTATTTTAAGCATGTCTTCATTTAATTTTACAATTTCAGTATACCTTTCAACAATAGGTTTTGATGAAGAAACCATCTCAGGTTTTTTGAAATTATTGAAACTAGCGTTACAGGCAGACGCGTTTTCATCTTTATCAAAACTATCACAATTTCTATAAGTAATACCACCCATACTCATTTTTGGTTTTCCAAAATTCCCACCACCACAATCACAACAACCATCTAATAATGAAACTTGATTCTTATCTACAATTACATTTAAATTATGTGTTTCACTTTTTGGCGCAAAATTTTGACATTTTTGCTTTCCTGTTGTCGCGCAACTATTTGTTCCAGTGGCAATAAATGTATCTGTACATTCTTTAATATATGGTCCAGCTAAATGACAGCCAACTTGACAAGCTTTAATTTGTTCGGCATTTTGATGCGCGGTTTCACATTTTGTTTTACAAGAAAAAACAGCTTTTTTCAATTCATTAAAATCATTTACAAAAGTAGCATATTTATCTTTGTAACTTTCCATTAATTCATTATATCTTTCCTTTTTTTGTGTAAAATTTGTAGCTATGTTTTTTATATTTGTTTTTTGCTCTGCTGTAAATTTTGATAAATCTATTTCTTGTCCATTAATTGTTACATTATTTCCCATATTTGTATTAGCTTCAACTATTTTATTTGTAGATGTGTAGTTTGATAAATTAAATTCTAAACGGTCATAAATATTTTTTCTTGTATTTAATAAATTTATACCTTGTAAAGAACTTCTTTTACTACTTTTATGCTTTTTATTTTTTTTATCTCTACTATCACTTTCAAACAAATGTTTAAAAATACTATCCATATATAAATATATTTTATATTATATTTTTTATAATACAAAATTATTTTTTAATAAAAATCATAATCCCTATTAAAGTAGCTAAACTAATCCCCCAACTGACATATTTAAGATTTTCAGAACTAACTAAATATCTACTATCTCTTATATTACCATCTAATGATACAATCTCGTTCTTCAACTCTTTAATTATTTGTTTCTGTGAGTTTAATTTTGCTATATCTTCATCTATTTTTGTAGAATTTTCTCTTAGTTTAACATCATTTTGACTAGATTCTGTTTCGACGGTACCTATAGTATTACGCATTTCTACTGCTATTTCCATTAATTGTTCATTTAATTTTTCAACTTCTGTACTAGCTGGCGATGTGTGTAAAGAACATTCATCTTGTGGTCCTAAATCTGTTCCACCATGTTCTAATAGTAAAGCATATGCTATATCGGGGATATTTTTAATAAAAGCTGATCTACATCCTTGTGGTAGTGCGTTGGCGTCTTTAAATTGATATAATTTTCCTTTATCATCAACCCATCCCATATTACCCTCCCCCTCCATATTTTTAACTATAATACCACCTTCTTTCACATATACATCAGTACATTTTTGATATAATTTTGTTCCATCTCCATATTCTTTAAATCGAATAGGCTCACCTTCTATTAATTTTCTTTTCTGTTCTTCGGTAATATTTCTTTCAGGTGGTTGACATTCATTTTTTGCAAAATCAGTTGAAAGAATTTTTCTCATTACACCTCTATTTGTAACAAAATAATTTTCCCCACCATATTTTGCTGTTTTCCCTTTTAAACTACTAATATCTATATCCTGAACCATCCTTGTTTTTACAAGTTTTTCATACGCTTCTGTATATTTATTTAAGACTTTATTATATTCTTGTTCTAAGTTTCTTAATTTTTCATTTACATCAACTGTTCCTACAGCTCCTTCAATCGTAGAAAAACCTTCAGGCATATTATTTTTAAATAATTTATTATATTTTCTTTTATTTTTTACATATCTCATTCCTTGACTTGAAGACATCTTATTTACATTAAATAAAGAAAAGTTATTTATATAATAATTTAAAAATAAACATACCGATTACACCATATGAAAGTAAATAATACATTATATATATGTTATCCTCTATGTTTTTGTCGTAAACATCTATTTTTAATATATGTGATGCGTTACTTTTGTTTATAGCATTTAAATATTTTCTATACTTTTCTTTATATTTATTATTTTTTCCCGAGAATATTGCATTTTTGTCTAAATTTAAATCTTTAAAATCATCTTGTATTAATTGTAAATTTTTATAATTATTATTAGCAGTCTCAATATAATTTTCTAAAAAGTTTGCTAAATCACCATCCAGCGGAGCCTCTAATTTTTCATCCGATAATTCCGATTTTTTTTTCTTAACTTCTTTTAACAAATCATATGTTTCTTTTATTATTTTGTCCATTTCACTAACATCTTGAGTTTCTAATTCATATTCAATAGTACCCTTTATTTTACCAGAATCATCATTACCATTGTTTATCTTATTATTTGAATCATTTAAAAAAGTAAAAATATTTTTTCCCATAATATATAATATTGAAATATTTTATTGACATAATCTCCAATATTTTGCTTTGATTGAGTTTGAAGATGGTCTTGTAATCTCACACAATTCACCAGGTCTTAATCCAATGGCTTTTGCTACAGGATCAAATCTAGATATTTCAGGGAGTTCGCTGTCTTTCGTAATTTTTAGTTTTTCGTAAATTTTTAGTTTTTCATCATCATTTAACTTTTTATGTTCTGGGACAATTTCATGATCTAAAATATTAAATAAATAATGTTTAATACATGCGATATTTATAAATATTTTATCCTTTTTATAAATAAAATCCATCAATTCTTCTAAAGTTTTATTAATATTTTGATTTTTAATAATTATTAATAATTCATCATTCGGTGATAATATTTCCTCTAAATGAAACAAATCATCAATATAATCGTAAACATGTGCTTCTCTTATTTTATTTGAAATATGATATTTAACATAAATTTTATCTCCATTCTCTTTTTCTAATAGCATATCCAGTTGTTTATTATTAAACATTGACTGAATACCAGTAATACCAAAACCACGATACTCATTTGTTTTAAAACCTCTTTTCTCTAATATATCAAGTAAAATATTTCTTGATTTGTTTATTTGTGAAATAGTCTTACTGTTTTGTTTTTGGCTCATTTTATATAATTAACTTTTTATTTTTATATATTTTAATGAATATATAAAATCAATTTAATACCGCCTTTGAAATTATTTTTCTAATTACCTGAATCATCTTTATCATCTTCATTTTTTTCATCTTCATTTTTTTCATCTTCCTTATATGATAAAAGCCTTAGGTTTTTGTTTGTATCATCAACTGATAATTTTTGAACTGTTCTTTTTTCTTTTTCCTCATTTTCTTCATCATTTTCTTCATCATTTTCTTCATCATATTCTTCATTACCCTCTCCTAGATTTAAACTTGTTAAGTCCTCGTAATTTAATGGCTTTGGCATAAATTCTTCAGCTCCTTCTTCCTGAGCTACTTCATTAAAGTATTCAGCATCATCTTTAATTTCTATTTTAAACTCATTTTTAATAGATGGAAGTTCGTCAACTTCTAAGTTAATATCTTCACTAATTTTTAATTTATTGGGATCTTCTAAAGATGAAAATTTTGTAATAACATATTTTTTGTCTATTGTCACTAACTCGCCCGTTTCTAAACTCTGTAATGTATATTCATTACTTCTCAATGAATATCCCAATATAGTAAAGTTTCCTTTTGATATTCCTTTTTTAGTTCTAATTTTGACTTTTCCTCCTATTTGTAGATTTTCAGATAAATTTTCTAGTTCTGGCGAAATATCCACATTATTATTATAAACTTCAAATTGTTCAAGGGAATCAGCGTCTTCATCGTATTCTTCTTCATCGCCTTCTTTCTTAATATTTTCGCGTAATTCAGGAAACATATCTTCGGGATAATCAACCATATCAGGACTAACTGGAGCGTAATCTGGTGTGTTTGAACCAACCGGCGCATTTGGTTCGACCGGTAAAATATCATCTGAAACTGGACGAAAGCCGGCATCAGCGCCCTGTTCAGCTTCCACCTTAGGCTTTGTTGAATCTTTCATTTTTATTTTATGTACTTTTTCACCATCTACCAATGTAGTAAGCTTATCTACATTGTTTTCAGTTATAATTCTCATTTGGATATTCATTGTTTTTAATTCCTGCATTAAAAGTTTAAATGCGTAAGGCACTTTTATAATACTAAAATCTCTACCATATTGACTTTTCTTAACAATATTCATATCATTTTCTAAATTACCAACATATTGTAATGGACCATCTGCCATGGGACTTAAAAAAAGGTTTCTTGTTTCATTATATGCTGCTATCGTTCCTGATTGGTTACATATTGCCATATAGTATTGATCGCCACGAACCATCATTGATTCTTTTATAAAAGAACTCATACCATGAGCAATTAAACAATCTCTGTCCATTTCGCCTATTCTTAATCCACCATCATTTGCTCTACCACCGACAGTTTGTCTTGTTAATACAGTTCTTGGACCCCTTGCTCTGTAATTAATTTTATCTTTTGGCATGTGTTTTAATCTTAAATAATATGTAGGTCCAATGTATATTTCAGTTTCTAATTGTTCTCCTGTCATACCGTTATATAATATTTCATTACCACTTTTATGAAATCCATTTTGTGATAAAACATTGCCAAAAATTTTGTCTTTGGGACCTTTATTAATAAATGCCGTACAATCGCCTGAACCCCCAATAATACTAGCTGTTTTACTAATTAAAGCTTCAACCAAATGCCCAATGGTCATGCGACTAGGCATAGCATGTGGATTTACAATAATATCTGGTTTTAACCCATTTTCGGTAAAAGGCATTTCTGATTCAGGTAATAAAATACCGATAGTTCCCTTTTGACCTGCTCTCGAACAAAATTTATCACCAATTTGAGGGATTCTCATGGCTCTAACTCTAACTTTCGCTATTCTTTGTCCTTCTTCGCCTTCTGTAATAAAAGATTTATCTACTAACCCGGTTTGTCCTTTTTTACATTTTACAGAAGCATCTACAAACATATCTGGTTCGATTAAACTATTTGTAGCTTTTCCAATAACTATTGTTTTTTCATTTAACATTACATTTTCTTTTATTAGTCCTGTTGTTTTATCTAATTTACTATAATCATAACCTTCTCGAATATTTAATACATTATTTTCTTCGATATTCATAAAAGTCGAATCTATTTTTTGATTTGATATACTACTTGATTCTTCTCTATCCTCATACGCATTATAATATGTAGTTGAAAATAGCCCTCTTTTTAAAGAGCCTTCATTTATAATAACGGCATCTTCTACATTATATCCACTATAACACATAATAGCCACGATGGCATTTTCACCGTATGGGTGTTCTTCATTTGTAAAATGTTTTAAGTAACGGCTTTTTGTTAATGGGAGCTGACCATAATTTAAAACTAAACTTGTTTTATCTATTCTATTTTGGAAATTTGTGCTATAAAGAGATACGCCCTGTTTCGCTTGTCCGCATGAAAAGGCATTTCTTGGATATGGATTATTTTCAGGGAAAATAATTTGGTTTGCCATAAATCCCAAAGTTAAAGATGGATGTATTTCGATATGAGTTTCATTTGTTAAATTTTCAATAGTGTTTGTGGATTTCATAATTATCATACCTTCTCCTTCAGACGCATCAACATAATCTATGATACCTCTGTTTACAGCTAGTTCTTCGTCTGTTATTTGTTGTTGATACATATCATATTTATCAAACTCATTTAATTTTTTATTAAAGCCACATATCATTTCATCCCAACCAATATCTCCAGTATTAAATTTACTAATAAATTTCTTACTTTTGAAACTGGGTCCTTCCAAATCAATATAAAATAATGGTCTGCATAATCTTCCCGCGTCAAGCCATATTTGAATCTCATTTCTTTTTATATCAAATAATATACTTGAATATAGATATATTAAGTTATTTCTTCTATGAATTCTCATTGTATTCACTACAACAGAAGGTTCTTTTGTACAGCCAATCCACCCCCCATTAATAAATATTTTTGTTAATTTTGATAGCATTGATTTTGAACATTCTTCAATTAAAATTATATTCATTTTTTTTAAATAATTAATATATGGTTTAATTTTAACACCATTTGTAATATGGACAGATGTGGATAAATGTTTATGTAATCCTACATTACCTCCATCAGGTGAATGTAATGGACATAATAATCCATATTGTGTTGCGTTTATTAACCTTGGTTCAATTATTTTACCAGCGTCACCCATTTGTAAATTTGTTTTTCTTAATTGACACATAAATGAAAAAAAAGAAAGTCTATTTAAACTCTGGACAACACCAACGCGTTTTGTATGTGCTTCAGCACCCCAATTACCTTTAAAAGCTTTTTTAAATCCTTCCTGAACTAATTTTTCTGAGAAAAATAAATCTTTGTTTTTTGTAAATAAAGATGGAAAATTCTCATCTTGATATGATAAAGCTGAACCTCTTTTAAAAAAATATTCTTTATCTATCTTTAAATGTATACCATCTATTTCTTTTTTATAATATTCACGAAATAGCTCTGCCAATAAAATACCAGTGTGTTCAATTCTTTTCGCATTATATTTATCTCGATTAGTTGGCAATTCAGCTTTTATAAATACTAAAAGTAATCTTTTTACAATGTATCCCAAATATAAGGCTTTGTGCTTAAAATTAAGCTCCCCGATATGCGGCAAAAAATAATCCATTAAAATTCCCATCACATGTTTAATTGTTTTACCTTTTGTTAATGTAGCCATATATTTTAATGCTGCTTGTTGCGTAAAAACATTACCAGCATCATAAACCGATGGAATAAATAAATCAATTAACTCTTTGTGTTTTTTCATATCTAATAAACAGGTTTCAATAATATCTTTATCTGAAATAATACCCAATGCTCTCATTAAAATAAACAATGGTACTGGTTTTCTAACATTTGGAACATTAACCACAATATTTTTATTACTACTTGTTGTTTGATCAGCCACGATTCTTACAGACAACGTTCTTATTGGTTTAGATGCGTCTTCTGACACAGAACGTATTTCAGCTGAATGACTATATAAATCATTTACTTTATCTTTAATGTAAAGTATATTATTTGCTCGCCCTTCTTGAGAAACGATCGCTTTTTCTTTTCCATCTATAATAAAGTACCCACCTTTATCGTTTCGACACTCACCTAAATTATAACAAGCACTGCTAGATAAGTTATTTAATAAACATAAATAAGATTTTACCATTAAAGGAAATTTACCTAGTAACACTTTTTCTATTGTCATGGTATCTTTTAATACTTGAAATTTTTCTTCTTTGGCTTTCCCTTCATCATTATTTATTAATATTGTAAATTCAATGTCAATATCATAATGTACTGTAAAATAATATGTCATGTTTCTTAATCTAGCTTCATTTGGAAACATATAATGTGTTCTTTCATCCAAATCTTTTTTATCAAAAATTATTGGTTTTCCATAATATATTTTCTCTCCATTTTTCCCACCAAAATACATATCAGCAGTATATCTATATTTATTTGTTTCACTGTCTAATTCAGCCACAAATTTCTTAGGATTATTATCTATCATTATACTTTTTAAATCTTCGCGAAAAAATTTATTATATGAATCTAAATGATGTTTTACAAGTAATGTTGGATTATCTCTAAAAAATATGTCTATACATTTAAAAGAATTTTCAATATTCATTATATATAATCTCATGTATTTTTTTTTAAAATAAAATTTATTATAAGACTTTATTTTAAATTAAACATGTTTTACATGAACAACTCTTGTATTTTTTAATAAAAATAACATGAGAAGACCTGATAATATAAACATTCCTAATATAGGTAATAAAACGATTATCCATGATATAGTTGTGTATCCTTTTGAACATAATTTTTGTAGAATAAAAACCCAAATAACAATATAGATTGCTTTAAACATAAAATAAACTTTATTGTTACAATCTGTTTTTGATTTGAATAAACCAAGGCAATATTCATAAGGATTTGCTATATTTTGATAAAGTAAAACAATTAAACTAAATAAAGATATAACTAAATATACTTGTGCTGGTAAACATAAATTATTAAACATTTTCCATATATCCATATATATAGTTATATGAAAAAAAATTACATTCTTTTGCTACCAACTGTTACATCTGATGTTTCTATGTTGTGATCACCATACCATGTTCTACCTAAATTAGAAATACTATTTTGAGCAGTTCTAAATAATGAAACACCCTGTCCTAAACCAAAATTAATAGCGGATTGTGACAAACCACCGCCTTTTTGTAATTTAGCACCTCCACCGGGTATATAATTTTGTGTAGATTTTGAAGTCAAATCAATATCATAC